TTTCTTGCAAAGTTTATAGAAATGCAGGATTTCTTGCAAAGTTTATAGAAATGCAGGATTTCTTGCAAAGTTTATAGAAATGCAAGATTTCTTGCATTTGTGAAGTAAATAACAATTAAACGATTATTTAATCGTTCCAACCCGCGGTGCGCCCTCGCTTCGCTCGGGTGGTTGAGCCTACGGCTCAACATTCAACAACTCGGGCTTCGCCCTCGCGCCGTCAAGTCATGTTGCATATTTTATAATTTGAATAGAAAAAGAGTGAGGACGTTTGCCCTCACTCCTTAGCCAATTATACAGCTTACTGTTTTGTCGCGTTACTCGCCAGCCATGCGCGGAACTCGTCGGAAGCGGTTGCACCTGCGGGGATTATGATTGTTTTCCACCTTGAATACCACGAGTTGTTGGAAAAGCTATAGATATTTTGAGCACTGTTGTACCTGGTATACACCATTGTTCCTGTTGCACTTGCAGGCACTTCAATGCCCTCAAAAGGATATTCTGCACCAGTGTTAGGCCCCGTTGTGAAAGTAAACCGCTCAACTATATTCGTTTTCGGGTTATACAACCTCTCATTCAACACTCACGTTCCAGCCAACTCCGGCAACTTCTGCGCTTCACGGAAACAGCATATACCTGACCCTCCAGGCCCCCCTGATAACCACCCGAATGGCAAAGTGTCGGTTGAAGTTCTTGCATAGTAAACACCACCGCCACCGCCACCGCCGGTGTTTGCGCCGCCAGCAGCTGCCGCTTGGTAATGAGTGTACCTACTACTACTCCATGCTCCAGAACCGCCGCCACCGCTACCGCCGCTACTAACTACCGGCGTTGTTCCATAAAGATATCGTCCACCGCCGCCACCACCGCCGTACAGTTTGCCACCGTCTTCTCCAAATTCTCGCGTTGTAGTTCCTTGACCTGCTCCACCATTAGGTGTGTAACTGCCATAGTATCCATTTTCTCCATTGCTGCCGGCACTTCCACCAGCCCCCCAATCGGAATTATTTGTAACGCCACCACCACCGCCACTTCCGCCAGCGCGGCCTTCTGTGCTCCGCTTAGTGCTTGCTCCTTCCGTTGCTCCTCTATTTACATACCCGGATAGCCCCCCTAATGCGCTTAGAATATTGCCAAATGACGTTGTTTCTCCGCGAACTTCCTTCGTGGAAGTGGAAACTTCATTAGAACCAGCCCCAATGGTTACGTTTATGCTCCCTTGGACATTTACATTTTTTGCAGTGCTGGTCAATCCGCCGCCGCCGCCGCCATAACCTTCCCCATTTCCCGCTGCCATTGTAGTGCTGACGCGCACTTCTCCACCACGTCCGCCGCCACCGACGCAAAACACGTCAATCACCGTCGGATTTAGAAACACCAGCGTCCCACTTGTCAGCAGCTCCACCACACCGTCTTTTCTCACATTATACTGCCCTGTATAGGTAAACTTCGGCGCTGCCGCGCCAACCTTACCCCTATATCCAGCATTTACAATCATCTTGTAATACTCCTTTCCAAAATTAATACCCACGGAAGCCCCGCACCCGGCTGTCGTAGCACTCATGCCCAATAGACACCGCCCGCCCACTAACACAACGAAACCGACTTACCCGATGATAATCACATTGAAGTAGATACTCGCGTCAGGAATACTGTCCGCGGTGAACGTCAGCGTACCATTCGCCTGTGCGGTACACCGTACATTATTCTCCTGAGACTTCGCCCAACCCGTAGCACTGGGGCTTGTCACCACATTGCTCTCAGCAGTCACGCCACCAACCGCAACAGTCTGAACAAACACGCTACCGCTCGGCGTCCAGTTGCCATTGTTCAGCAGAACCGTGCTCCCGACACTTTTCAGCGCGCCGTCCTCTCTGCTCATGAAATACGCCGCATCATGTCCCTGCAACGTATCCGCATCAATCTTCGTACCGCCACCAGCAGGAGCCGTGGTGAACACCGTCAGCAGCGTACCAGTCAGAACAGCCAGCACATTGCTGTTAATCTTCCACGCGCCACCGGGCAGTGTCTCACCAGTAGGCAGCAGCGTAGACACCTGAATGCCGTCCACGGTACAGGTATCGCCCTGCGCCCAATCGCTGGTAGCAACGAACCGAATGACAGACGCACTCGGCGTACTCCGGGTAATAGCGTGAACAGTTCCGCTTTTAACCTCCGTAGCCAACTGAACAGCAGCGTCTCTGTTCTTACCCATGTTGCTGTCGATGCTCTGAATGTTCTGCGCTTCAACGGTCAGCGGGTTAAAGATATCGCTACCTTCATACTGCTTGAACCCATAGTTAGTTGTATTTTTCATGCTTAGTTACCTCCACGATTTTTGTAGTCTCTTATCATCACATAAGCGACTTCATTGTTAGCCTTGGCAGTCAGCGTGTACTTCATGCCGTTGGCGTTGTAGTCAATCTGCGCGGAATACGCTATCTGATTTTGCTGACAGTAGTTGATAAGCTGATTGCAGCTTTCCATACTGGCACCCACAAACTCAATCTCGTTTACTTCCGTCAGCCATTCATCAACATACATATCCTATCCTCCTTATGCTTGAGCAAAGATATTCTTACCGTTATTCACCAACTGCGTACAGGTGGCGTTGTAAGAGATAACCTTGGTAACAGTTCTGTTCGCAGTGACAATGCCATCCACGTCGATGGCTTCGGTCATGTGCAGCACGGACAGATAGTCAACCATCTCCTGAATAGACACGCGCTCACCGGTAAACGGGTTGAGCACAGTAACGCTGATAAGCTGCTGACTAATCTGCTCAAGCAGCCACTCGTTATTCTGTGCAATTTTCGTATCCGTGTACGCCCTTCCACCGGCAATCTCATTGTCCTGCCGCTGGAAATTGCTGTCCATCTGGTTCTGGAAACCCTGCAACGCGCCTGTCACGTTGTCCACGAACTGGTTGTAGTCGCTGGTTAGCTGCTCCAAAGCCTGATTGTACTGCTGGATACTTTTCGCAATTTCACCATCAGTATACGCTTTACTCGCAGCAAGCACCTGTTCTCCGTAGTTGTCCAGCCGCTTACCCATTTCGTTGATGTAGTCTCTCAGCTTACACAGCACCTCATAGTAGCTGAGACTTTCATCATACGTCAGGGGTAAGACCTTCTGCGACCACGGCCAATATTTGGGGTTGTAATCAGCCATAGTACCTCCTTACCATAGACCCATGAAAAGGTCATTCAACTCGTTTACTACCATGTTGTCAATATTCAAAAACGTCTGTCGATATTCTTTCAACAGACGGGAATACGAACTCCCGGCAGTTTTGCCCTGTATTGTTTCCTCGAACTGCCCGCTATTCGAGGACTGACTGTTGCTGTTGTTATCGGACACGTCAGCGTCAGTCAGATATTCGCCGGACAGCACAGAAGACAAACCATTCTGAGGTGTGTCACTGTGCATATTCTGAGCCTGAGACGAACCACTGCTCTGGCCCTGTCCACTGTTGCTTCCAAAGCGTCTGTAGTCCACGTCATACATGGGATTGAACTGCAAACGTGCGCTTTCGTAAAGCTGGTTGTACTTCGGCATAATGAGGTTTAGGCGAGAGTTTAGCCGAAGTTTCCATAGGCCAACGGTTTCCTCACAAATCTCTCGCGTGTAATATGCACGGAGTATCTGCTTTTCGAGTGTCAGTCTGTAAGCTTCATCGAAGATGGGGAAGTCGAAGTTAAACACTTTGGGGGCCGCCTTGGTGATGATATCTTCAATAGCGCCCTCGCCCAGAGACTCGATAAGACCGGCAGCATTTTCACACATGAAGCGAACCTCGGTTGTGTATTTACTCATTCTCTTTCACCTCCGGCTCCTGCTCGTCATCGTCCTCGTTAACGTCTTCCAGTTCCTCGTCCAGTTCGCGATAATCATCGCGATATTCGCACCAGACATTCAGACCAAACATCTTGTTGATTTTCTCACAAGCGTTCTGTCGAGCGTTCAGGCGGGAATAACGGGAAGCAATGACGCCACCCATGTTGCGGGAGACTTCATCCGTAATGAGACGTTCCTTCTTCTGTACGTTGATATTGGAGATACCCAGATAGGTTAGGGCTTCATTCCAAATCTGGGTCTTCAACTGGTAAATTCTGTCCGCAACATACGGGGCTTCTGTGGAGAGAACGGTGAAGTTCGCATCGTTCAAACCATTGTCACCGAAAATGACAGGACTGTTACCATCAAATTCCTTGTACAGGTTTTTCATGGTAAGCCGCTGCGTCTCAGCGCATTTGATAAGGACAGGTGTTTTCTGCGCGTTGGCGTTTACGTCAATCACTCGGTCGAGGTTGTACAGACGCTTTGCGAAAACTTCAACGTCCAGAGAAGACGGGGTGCGAAGATAGTTATTGTAGATGATAACGCTATCATCGAGGGTGAGGTTTTTCTGATAGTTGTTGTATGGGGAATAAGCGCGGGACGCTACCGGGTATCCGTATACATCGAAGCCGCTCTGAACAGCGTTGGTTAGGGTGAGATAGCCCATCACCTCGTCTTCAAAGAACACGGCTTGACCGTGCTTGAACAAGGTGAGTTCAAGGAAGCGAGGGTCAATAGTGTCGGGAAGACCTGTCCATTCGAACATAGCAATGGAGAGTTCAATGAGACGGTTGTAATATTGGATATAGGTAGCGTTGTTCATGACAGCGCTTTCCCAGAAATTTGTTTTACGTCTTGCCATGTTGTCCTCCTTATGTCGGACTATTGTCGAGGGAATAGTTGCAAACATTTTCGGGGTGTTTCCAGAAGGTTACGCCGTGGTCGAATATGGAACAAATCAGCTTTTCATCCTGACAGGGGATAGAGCCGCCAATCTTGCACCCAACTGTCTGAACGTAATTCCATTGAGGGCGGGAGGAAATGTTGGGAGTTTTGATAAGTCTTGTTGCATAGCCATAACGACTAAAATAGTCGTCAATCATGTCAACATATTCAGGACGTATCATTTTTTGCTGGTGACAAATAGTAAACCAGCCAGCATTGAACATAGAGTCAGAACCTCCTGAAACACGGGACGCGCCCATGCTCATAAAATTGTTCATCATCATTTGTGCAACGATAGATTGGCTATTTGTAAGAGCGGGCGGTATACCGGGGGTTCCGGGTGTACCTTCTACACCAGCTATTGGGGGTGTGTATTCGGGAGGTCTAACCATAAGTGCAGTATTTGACAGCTGCGGCGCGTTACCAGCCCCAACATTTATAGGCGGTGTGGTTGGAACTACTTTACCGGGTGTACCGGGATTACCAGCTATTCCCGCAGTAAGACCTATCAGTGCCATACTGGATATTAACTGTGCGGACTTATTCAAAAAGTCACCGACACCCCACGCACACATAGGAAAGTTCCCTAAAGTTATGCGTTCATCAGGATTTGGATTTACATTTCCCTTGTAATTCTTTGGCATGAATACAAAGGTAGGATTAGGAGAGGTATCCACAAAACCATGAAACACTATGCGGCTAGGGATTTGTGCATCATCTGAGAACAGTTCATAGGCATATTGTTTAACCGTACCTTGCATATTTGTTACTTCAAGATATGTGTATGGATATGTCATAAGTTTGTTGTTTTTAGGCGGGTTGCCGTTTGTTCTCTTTAGGGATGTTACCTTTGGTATCCAAAAATTATTGCTGTAATAAGTGTCCGATGGCGAAGATGTTTTGGTAGCAATCATAGCAGAGGGCATCATAAAGCAATTTAGAATAATGTTACTTTTATTCAGTAGGTCAATTGTGTTCCAGTAAGCAGATAAGTTAGTTATTCCTTCTACTGTTGCGGGGAAAACTTTATAATCAACCTGTGAATATAATCTCCCATAAAACCCACCCGGACTTGTTATACCTGTCTCGTCAACCGCCGTAGCTACTACAATAACCCAATCTCTGAACGCTGGGTAGCTGTCTAACCCTGCTTTAATTGGTTCAAGTCCAGTTCCTATGTACTCGCCGGTTGGGAGGTTTTCACCAGTGATATTGTCACCAATGCCATCTGTTACACTATGTTCTCTCTCAACAAAGCACTGCTGCAAATCCATCTCAGTAATCCACGTCTGGATAACATCAATAGTGTAGCTAATCTCACTGGTGATATTATTCACATAGGCAACATCATCAATGAAAGCATAGAACCATTTGTTTCCAAACGAACTGTTCTGGAAAGCAATATAGTTGCAGTCGTACAGGTCTTCAACCTTATACTGCACTCTGACCCTACCGCGCTTTGCCCTCTGGTAACTCATGTTGTCCACGCGATACTTAGCCTTTGTGAGGAAATAGGCGTGTTGTCCTTCCTTATTAGGCCAGTAAAGGGTGTGCTCATAGTCCGGGTCGCAAGGGCAACCGCTTATGATATACAGTTTTCCATCAGGAAATACTTTCATATCTTTTCCTCCTTGGAGAGGGAGAGGGCGTGAACCCTCTCCCTATTGGTTTAACCCTTGACCAGTTCCACCATGTAGCCCACGCTGGCAGCAGCGTAATCGAACACGGCAGCGGTGCTGTAAGTCGCGCCGCCCAGCTCGCACTCAATCTTGCAGTTCGCAGCGTTGGGAGAGAAGATGAACGCGCCGTAAGGATGAACGGCAATCTTCTGAGCAACCATGTCACCCGTCTGGATGAACTTATAGTTGTAGTTGTTGATAGCAGCGGTATCCAGAGCCGGGGTCATGGTGATGACCGTGCCTTCCTCGCTCTTGTCAATGCTCAGGATTTCAGCGTTGAACTTCGCGGGAGCCGCGATAGCAACAGCGTCATCAACGAACACGATAGCGTTGGAGAAGGGAGAACTGGAAACGGTCTTCCACACATTGTAAAAGTAGTTCCAATACTCGCCGGACGCGACGTACTTCTCGGTCATCTTGGCCTGATTGTCGTACACCTGGAACCACTCGCGGTCAGCGATGACAGCCTTGACGTTTGCCATCAGAGTCAGTTCAGCAGTGGTGACAGGCTCAAGCTGGTCGCTGGCATCGACAATAACGGAGAACCGGTCATTGTCGAAGGTAGTCCAATCGTCAACCAGAATGAGGTGGCCGGTGAAGGTCGCTCTGTCCATGTTGAAGGCAGCAGCCAGAACGTCCACGTCATAGGCCGCATTGAACTCGCTGTCCATAAAGATGAACTGGTCATCACGGGGAGTGGTGGTATGAACACCGGAGTTGTTGTACTCAGTGCTCATAAAGGTCAGCTTGTTGCTCATGCCACGGAACGCCTTGGCAGCGTTCTTCATGTCGGCAGCGTCAAACGCCTTGGGATAAATCTTACCGTGGGAGATGGCCTTGATAAGCAAATACTTGAACAGCAGATACTCGTCGTACTCGGCGGCGGTGAACACGCTGTCCACGATGCGGGCAATCAGGTCGGTAACGCCCTCGGCAGACATGAAAGCCATGCGGAGGTCTTCGTCCTGAATGGTGATGGGATACTGCACGCGATAGTTCATCGCGTGGAAAGCGGTGCGGACATCGGGCAGAGAGCGCTTCAGTTCGCGGCTCTCAGCCTTCTCAGCAGAGAACTCACGAGCCTTGCAAATGTTGACGAACACTTCCTCAACAGTCTCGCCGAACTCGAGATAACCCTTCTTCAACTGAGCATAGGCGTTGTTGAACACCGCGCTCTTAATACGCACCAGAGCGATACGATTAACCAGAGAAGACAGGAACTGGTTAGCCAGAGCGGGATAGCCATAGAGCACCTCGCCCACCTTGGGGATGTCGGTTGCCTTAGTGATTTTAGGAACACTGTCCTGATACTCTGCGCTGGCGTTGGCACGAATGGTATTCAGAATATCAATCGTGCTGGCGTTCAGCGTAGAAACTGCGATACGTTTTGCCATTGTTAGTTTCCTCCTTGTTCAAAAAGTTTGTCAAATGTGAGCTTTTCAGCCGGTTCAGGCTGCGGCTCGGGGTCAGGGTCAGCGGGCTTATCAGGATTGAAAAATCTTTCCTTGTACTTTGCCCGCCACTCTGCATCGTTCTGCTCATACTTCTTCTTCCAATCTTCATTTTCAGGAGAAGACAGAGAGTTCAGGGTGTCGTGGATATCCTCCACGAAGGAAAGGGCTTCGTCAGAAGTATCCTCTCCAATGCGGGCACGCACAGCCGCCATGATTTCATCGATTTTTTTAACTGCCATGAGTGTCCTCCTTCAAGAATAGTTTGTACCACGTTTGCTTGCCAGCAATGCCATCGACTAAGATGCTGCGGGACTTCTGGAAGTCTATAACTGCCTGTTCCGTGTTGCGACCGAACTGACCGTCAGCTTTGGTGCGACCACAAGAGAACCCGTTGCCGATTAGCATTTTCTGCAAAATCAGGACGTCCGGGCCTGTTGCCCCTCGTGCAATCTCTGCGACTTCGATACCGTACACAGTTTCCTCCTTCGGGTCACTATCCGGCACAATGCCATGTGCAATATAGTCGAACGGGAAATTCTTTCCCGGACAAGCCGTTGCGTTTACGTCACAATGTTTCTGGACAACCTTGATGGTTTTGTACTGAGCGGTCAAGCTCTTTACCAGTGCGCGGCCAGCTTCTTCCTGCGCGTTCTGCATCACTTCATTTTCGAAGTTACCTTCGAAACAAATACCAATACTGTCGTAGTTGTAACCACCGGCATGAGCACCTATGCAGTCGATAGGTCGGCCACGGTAAATGTCACCATCCTTGGTGATGAAGAAGTGATAGCCAATGCCTACCCAGCCACGGGCTTTGTGCCAACTATGCACTTGAACAGCGGAACAATGGGAAGCTGCTGCATGGTGCAGGATAATGCGATAGATGGGCTGTGTTCGTTTGGTGAGTTCACCATTCCAAACATATTGGGGTTCGATGATTTTCATTTTACAGTTCCCCCTTATCCAGTTTGTCCACCAGCTTTTGCATTACAATGGTGTTGTTGTTCAAAGCTTCGGAGAGTTCGTGCGTTTCCTCTTTGTGCGTTTCCTGCATCTTGTTGATGTACCAAAAGCAAATCAAACAGACAACAATGGGAAAGCCAACAGAGGTAATGAGGGTGGTGATAGTGTTAGCGTCCATGACAATCTCCTTTCCGAAATTTTCTATAATAAATATAACATATCTATTGACATTTGTCAAGGGGTATGGTAAAATTTAGTGGGAGGGAATTTTATGAAACCTCAATATTACGATGGCACTAAGCTGCTGTCCCTAATGGACATCAATGGAAACAAGCCAGAAATTTACATTTGTACGACTAACAGAACAGGTGGTAAAACTACATACTTTGGTAGACTTTGCGTGAACAGGTGGAAGGATAAACACGAGAAGTTTGCGCTGCTTTATCGGTATAAGTATGAGATGGATGACTGTGCGGAGAAATTCTTTAAGGATATTAGAACGCTGTTCTTTCCTGATATGGAAATGACAAGTAAGTCTAAGGCCGGAGGAATTTTCCATGAACTGTATCTGGACGGCGAAGGGTGTGGGTATGCACTTGCGCTGAATAGTGCCGACCAGATAAAGAAGTATAGTCATATATTCAGTGACGTAAAGCGGATACTGTTCGATGAATTTCAGAGTGAGACAAATCACTATTGCCCCGATGAAATAAGAAAGTTCTTATCTGTGCACACAAGTATTGCCAGAGGTCAGGGCGAACAGACGAGGTATGTTCCTGTCTTTATGCTAAGTAACCCGGTTAGTATAATCAATCCTTACTATACGGAGATGGGCATTTCCTCACGGCTGAGAGATGATACTAAGTTCCTGCGCGGCGTTGGCTTTGTAATGGAACAGGGCTATGTGGATAGCGCAAGCAGAGCACAGAAGGAAAGCGGCTTCAATCAGGCGTTTGCTAAGAATGAGTATATGGCTTATTCGAGCGAGTGCGTGTACTTGAATGATAACAAAGCGTTCATTGAAAAGCCTAAAGGCGCTGGCGAATATCTGGCTACTATTAGGTATAAGAATACTGACTATGCAGTGAGACAATATGCGGACGCTGGTGTGATTTACTGTGATGATAGGCCGGATAGTTCGTTCCCGAGTAGAATTGCAGTTACCACGGAAGACCATGATATCAACTATGTTATGCTGAAAAGAAATAGCTGGTTTCTTGACAGCATGAGATACTATTTTGAAAAGGGTTGCTTTAGGTTTAAGGATTTGAAGTGCAAGGAGGCAATCCTGAAAGCGTTATCTTATTGACGCTATCTGCTGTTGTCAACTACATTGTGTACACCGGGAAGCACGGGTGGAATATACCGCCGGTTGTGCAGTCGGACAGCTTACCGCTTTGTGGTATCAACAGTTACAGATAGAGAAAGACCGATAGGTTTTCCCTATCGGTCTTTCATTTTGCTACGGTATGAATGGTTGGCTCGTTCTTCCTGTTCGAGTGGTGTTTGGTTTACTACCTGAGATAGTTGTGAAGTTATGGAACAGTCCGGCATTGGGCACTCAAAACATGAGGTTGAATATGGGCAGGTTTTTGTCTTACGGGCACGGCGTATCTGTTCCATTGTTAGGGCTGGATTTCTCATATGTGCCTGAATTGCTGGCACTCGCTATCGTTCATCATTTTAACGTAACGACCGCAGTTGGCGCAAATGAGTACACCGCAACAATCAGGGACGAAAGCGTGACGATAAGGATAGGTTATGAGTTCAAAGGTTTGGTTGCAGCAGGAGGGGCAAGTGTAACCGTTGAAGGGGCGGCCTGTTGCGTTGCTTCTGGTGTAGTTGGTCATCACTCAACCTCCTTTAGCCAGAACTCTTTACGGCACTCAGCGCAGTCCCTTAGGTCACAATCCATGTCTCGATACTCTTTGCTCACCGTACAGGGGGACACCGATATAACTCTGTTCCCGTCAAGGTATACATCAGGCCACTGCTCCATAAACACGCTCTGTCGTGTCTTGAGTGGATGCGCGGCAGACCATTCCTCAACTATTTGTATTTGTTGTTCAGGAGATAACCAATTTTCCATTGCAAACTTGCAACTGTTACTGGCCCCCAGAGTGTGTGCCGGACAACCAAAACAAGAAACATTAGTTTTGCACATTCTGTTTCGTTGCTTAATAAAAGTTACAGCGTCCATTACATTTTCTCCTTTACTTTTTCTATTGCTAAATCGAGTGCGCGTAAACCAGCGGATATGCACTGCTCACATTCTTCGTCTGGTATTCTTGTCTGAGAACAGCCAGCACAGTAAGTGCAGCGGTTAATAGGTGTTTCGGCTATGTAGTGCTTCAAGCTTTGCAACATAATTATTGCTCTTTCTATCGTCAGTTCATCACCTCTCCTTTCTCCTTCATTTCCTTTAAGCACTGATAACAAATTGGAAATTCCACCCCCCTAAAACATCATACATCATACTGTCCCAGTTCAATCCCCCATCTTCCTTTTTTCTCACATAATTTACACCGCGTTTGGCCATTTCCTGTCCTGCGCTTATACTCAATTTCTTTTTCTTTCATTTCCATCACCTCATTTTATAAGCTGTATCTACCAACAACACACCACCGGGTATGCGTTTTGGTAGTAATTTTCCTGGAACACTAAGACCTATGTTAAAGTCTTCGATTGTTCGCCTGATTGGTTTGGTGTACTCTTTGTCCTCATATAGGAATTGCTTTTCTGGGTCTGTCATCGTTTCTTTTTCCTCGTCACTCCATCCCTCAATAGATTTTAGAAACAGTTTCTTACAGCTTTCAGGCATTCCAGCACAACGCACATTATAATATGGTGTGTCGATTGGCTCACAGTCTTCATGCGTAACGTGTTCAATGTACGTCTTTTGTCGGACAAACCATCCTGTGTCCCAACAGCTTTCCAGTTTCCAGCAACAGAAATTTTTGGGATGTACTGTTATTCCTTTTATTTCTTCTGGCGGAAGGTCACAGTGTATGCTGTCAGTATCAGCGTAAATGAAGCCGGGTTTGTCTGGCCCGTAGTAATTGGCTTGTGCTGCGCGAATGGTAAAGTTACGGGCGTATGAAGTAATTGCAGAACCAACCGCTATGAAGCCGGGCAACTTGTCGTTTTCTGGCTGCGTGTAGAAACCCAAAACACCGTTGCCTTTATCGTATGCTACCTTGAAACTGGATGACGTGGATGACGCCATCTTGCCATATAGGTTGTTGAGAAACAGCTTTGCCAGTTCTCGTTGTGCTCCTTTGGAACGTAATTTAATTTCCTTGTACTTGTTAATGTATTCGTCAAATATGCCGAACGCTGCATTGAAATAACAACCGTCAAGTATCTCGAAGTCTACCAGCTCATAGTGCTCCTTGAATAGTTTGAAGTCTGTCATGGTCATTGTGAGAGTTACTGTTGTCGGCACGACTTCGTGATTGAGATTGATTATTTCCTTGCAGTATTCTCCGGTTTCTTCGTTAAGGACGTCACTCGTTTCAAGCATTTCAGTTGCTCGATATCTGAAAGTGTTTTTAATTTGTATGAAAGGTAATTTGTTTGGTCTGATATAAAAGCGTGTGGTGAAGCGGACGAAATAATACTTACCTAATTCCATTGCTTCAAGTGGGATATAGTCCCCCTTCCAAAACGTTGGTTCTTTGAACGGGTACCAGTTTCCGCTTTCGCTGGACATCATTGATGGGTATAGGCTGTTTACATCTGCCGTGGTGCCGTTGCGCTTTATTTGCTTCTCTTTTCCTTTCACAAGGTAGCACCAACCTCCGTGATAAGAATGCTTGATATAGTCTCCTGCTGTTGGTGAGCCATATAGGTCTTTATCTATTGGTACTTCGTATAAGTTGGGAAACATTCCCTTGTAGGTTTTTGTACCTACGGATTTCTTATACTCTGAAAGGCAGCAACTTCCTATTGTCAGCTTGTCATGCCCCTCTGCGAACATAATTTCAAGTGCTTCTTTTACTACGAGAACGTCATTTGCTATGTACTGCTGTTCTTCTGGTGTGATTGGGCAACCGGCGTAACGTAGGCCTGTATATTCCATGTCAAGTTTCTTATGCTTTGTGCCAAAGCTTTCACCTATTCGCTTTACGCTAAAGGGGAGAAGTTTAAGGCTGTCTCTTATTTCTATAATGTGGTCATGCGTTTTGATAAGAATGCGATACCATTGCCCCATGGCTGATATTGAATAGGCTATCTCTCCGTTTCGCATATCTTTTGCTTGGTGCATTTTAACTGTATCGTCTGCAAGCTTCTCTGTTGACTGAGTAAATTTGCGGTCAAGCAATAGGTATGAAAGCCAGAAAGAACCATCGAACTTTAGGTTGTGATAATAGCATAGAATGTTACAATCAAGGGAGACAAAGTATTCAAATTGCTCGTGGATACTGTGAAAGATTTGTACATCTTCGGTGCCTATTTCTACACAAGCAGACGCCCAAACCTCAGTATTCACTTGCCCTTTGTATACCGTTGTTTCAAAGTCACCTACAAATACTCGGTTGGTGCGTTTCTTCATGGCATTTATGCGGGCATGAAGCTTTCGATTTGCTGTTCGAGGTCTATGCTCTCATGTGTGGAAAGGTTACGCCCTAATATTATCTGAGCAAAGCCTGCGAGTTCACCCTGCATATAGTTAAAGTCTGTTTTGTCACCAGAGCCACCATACAGGATTTGAGTAGCTAACATATTTGCCATCTCTGCGTTTGCTTCAAGCCGTGCAGCTACGGTTTGTGCTCCTTCTTGTGCAATAGCCATTTCAAGCATTGCTTTCAGTTTGTTCTTATCTCTTGTCTTTAATTTTGTGAATGCACTGTTCTCGTATGTCTCGCCTTTGGTGTTTGGATTTACCCATTCGGTGAGTGGTTGCCATTCTTCTATTTTTCGCTGAATTTCTGTGAGGACTTTGCCTAAATCAGTAGGCAAGCCTTGAGTTGTTTCTGGGTCTGTGATTAGTGCTCTCCTGCGTCTGGTTTCTGCTGCTTTTCGTGCAGCTATGCTGCGCTCTTGGGCACGGCGTTCTACACCGGTAATTGCGTGTGGCGTTGTGCTGGACTGGTCGATATAAAATGCCGCTTCATATAGGTTTGCGCCGGGTTTAGGTGCGTAACCTTTCGGGAACATATACCCTCGCTTTTGAAGGGCCTTGATTTGTCGGCGTAGCTTTGCAGCTTCGTCACGTTTTGCCATCTCGTCATCCTCCTTCTTGATAAGAAAGGGAGCCTAATCTCTTAGGCTCCCTTTTATGTTGGTCTGAATGGATTAGAAATACTTGTCCATGCTGGTGTCGCGGTAAACGTCCTTGCTCGGGGTGTAATCAGACACCCACAGAACAGGAACAGCTTTGACCTCACCCGTCACCACGTCAGTGTAAGTCTCCTTGGAGATGTTACACTGGCCCTGAATGAGGTCGATGTTGGCGGGGCACTCAGGCGCGCCGCAAGCTTCGCGGAACTTCACCTTGATAGCCTTCTCGTCGCCAGGCATAGTGGTGAAATAGGTCTTGAACTTCTTACCGTCATTGGCGGTGCGCTGCTTGGAAAATACAGTGATGGTGATAGTCTTGCTCATTTTCTGTTCTCCTTTTTGTTTTTTTCTTGTTAAATGTTTTGATGGGGCAACGCTTATTGAGTAAAGCCTGTATACAGATTTCTCTGATAGGGCATTCGCGACAAGCCTTACTCATGCTCCTTGGCGGTGCGGGCGGGCAGAATGTCCGCATTGGCAATGAAGTCGGTTTCCTTCATGCCGTACAGGGTTTCCTTGACCTCGGACGCCACGATGTGAACAGCCTTGATATCCTCATTGTCGATGACAGCAGCCGCAGCCTTGAGCATAGCGGCGTTGTCCTTGTAGGTACGGGGCAGGGTCACAGTGGTGTTGAAGGGTTCGCCCTGCTTAATGTCCATGCACAGAACGTTTACCTCCGTGGTCTGAATGGTGCGAGTAATCATGGGGGTCTTAGCCATTTGTTTGTTCTCCTTTCGTTGTGTTGGTTTGATGAATTTTCGGGAACATGGGAGTTGCGCCCATGCGAGGGACGGCCTTCCCGGTGTGCCGGGCGGTTAAACCCGGCAAATGAGGGGAACTGAGATGACACACTAACCTTTCGGCAATGATATTGTATCATAGATTGGGGCTGGTGTCAATAGGGAATTTGGGAATTTGGGAAATTGTAACCGAGTGTGAAAATTTTAACAATGTGCAAATTTTATGTGTGTCTTTCCGGGTAATATTTTACATAAGTCCAGCGCTTACTTTCGGCAAGACTATTCGAAGCAGGGCATCCGCCACATTGCCAAAATTCTGCATCGTCAAGGCCCTCCTTGCATAACTAAGACCGCCTTACTGCTTCGGCTAATGCTTCGCGTAGTTCTGGGCGTGTGATTAGGCTAGGTACGGATACAAGCCCGTCACAGGAATACGGTGTTTCGACCGGGAACGGGCACTCTGTAAAGCGACCACATAGACCGCCTGTTCTGGCACAGATATATTCGTTTTTGTATAGCTTTGGTTCGCAAAACGGGCAATCGATGGGTTCATGTGGCATTTCGTCTACCAGATAACGCATTATTCACCCCCTCCTTTTCAGTTCCTTGTGCGCGATAAGCCATAGGTCACGGTAGTAGGTACAGAGATTACGCCACTGACAACCAGCGCAGACTTTCCGGGATGAACAAAGGCGATGGAGGGCAGAACGCGAATTGTCGGTGAGTTCTTTGAGTTTGAGCAGTTCAGGTTCGGTAAAGCGTGTTACGTCTATCATGTTGTTCGTTTTCTCCTTTTGTTGTATTTGGCATGGTGCCCGATGCGCAACAATCATTCGATGGTTACGCCTTGTTTTGATAGAAAATCGACTGCGTCACGAAACTCTGTTTCTTTGGTTAGAATGTCAACAAGTAGGCTCGCTACCTTTGCCATGCCTTCAATCAGTCTGTCAGGCTGTTTACCAGTGATTTTAGCGCGAAATACATCCAGTGTATACTCTTCCACAAAGCCGCTCCCCATAGCCTTTACTACCTTGACGGCGTTTTCCAGATTAAAGTCTAACTCTTTCATTTTGTTTTCTCCTTTGTTGTTTGAATTTTTGGATGTTGCCCGATGCGCCGGATTATTCCGGCACATTTTCGGCTTTGCCGCGGGGTGGCAAAACAGTAGCGAGATTGATAAAGGTCTGTTCGTCCATGCCATACAGGCGGGTTTCCGTGGTGTGGTTGACGATAGCTACAAGCTTGAGGGCGTCGGTTTCGTGCTCTGCGCGGAGTTCTGCGAGGACTTTGGCGTCTGCGAAATGGGTGCCGATAGTGTAATCGATGTCGCGAACTTCGGCAGTTTCCACGTTCAGGGTGCGGACGGTGTAAGTGTGCAGGTCGATTGTGCGTGTAATCATGCGTTTCATTTTTGTTTTCTCCTTTGTTGTTTGAAATTTTTGGGTGTTACCCGATGCGGGCGTCAGGCAAGCTGCCACCCGTAATGCAATAAGCACTGCATTTTTGCTTCTTTTTCAGCACATTTCTTGTACCAGTATTCCTTGCTTGACTGCTGCCAAAAATTTACGTCATGGTGCTTTACAAACACCGCCACAGGAAAATCCTGCCCTTTAAAACAAGGCATAACCTTTACAATAGCGCGTACCGGTATTTCTTTCATTTTTCATTTCTCCCTTATCGTTTGTTTTGGTGTGGCCCGATGCCCGCCTATTTTAGTAAATAGGCGGAACAATGAGGTTAGCTATGACGTTCGCGCAAATCAACCATGCAAGCAGGGTGAGGACAAAAATTAGATTTTGCCAGAAATTCCACTGTTTCATATTGTACCTCACATTTCCATATCGTAGCTGTTGGCGTATGTTTCGACGTGGAGCATGAGAACACCGGTATCGGGGTGCGTGTACTCAAAGGCAGCGGTGAAAAAGTTACTGTTGCGCGAAAGTACGGTTAGGCGTCTACCGTTCATGTTGTCACACTTGCGTTGACAATATTCCCATGCGTTCAGCTTTGCAACGCTGTAAGAGTTGTATACATCGTCAAGCGTCAGCGGGATATAAATGCGGGAATACTGATTGACATAGAAACGCGCCTTTTTGCCTGTAATATACATAGTTATTTCTCCTTTGTTGTTTGAATTTTGGTTGCCCGATGCAAGCTATTTTACAGCTTGCTAATAAAATCTTCAATAAAGTCCGCTATTGCTATGTGCTTGTCAATATCTGCCTTTCCGTAGTCGGGAATTACGTCATAATTCTCGCCGTAATACACCATTGCAGATTTAACTTCATCACGCAAAGATTTACACTTGTCAGCTAAAGTCTCAACAATAACGTCCATTGCGGCATACTTGTACAAATTCTTATTCATAATAAATTCTCCTTTAATGTTATAATTTGGTGTAGCCCTATGCAGGGATATAATATCCCGGCATAGTGCGCGCATTTCGTCGTAATTTTCAACGACTCTGCTTCCCTTTCCCGGTATCGCACATTTTATCCGGGTGGTCATGCGGATTGAGTACCGCCGGGGCTTTTACCAAACAATTTGGAGCGGCTGCCGTAGACGCGGGGCGCGCTCTTGTTTCACGTGAAACAGTCGCGGCACGTTGGCCCGTATTGCGGGTTGCTATGGCCCAATATTCAATTCTCAAAGTACACGAAATCGGAGTTCAACCGTTACCCCTTGTTTTTGGCAATAGGGTACCCACGTGCGCGAGGCCAGCCCGCGCCCGGAACCTGTGTTCTGTTGTCCTCCTCCTTACATATATATTATACCACCAAAACGGGCAAGCTGTCAACATATTTTTCAAAAAAATAGATATAGTTCTTGCTAATATATGTGACCGTACCATTAGCTGTACTATTTAACGATTTTTGGGGTAAATGGAAAGGGCCTTTCCGGTTTATAG